GCCAAAATAAACTAAAATTACTTGTTAAGGAACAAGAAGAAGACATAAAATTAGCTGAAAACAAAAAGAATTTAGAAGTAGAAGCATCAAAACGAAATCAAAAGTTTTTAAGTATATATTTTCAATCCGTTTTAATGGGAATAACCGCAACTGGTTATATTTTCACTGGAATAATTGACGGAGTAAGTAATGGAGTAGTTTTTTTAGTTAAAAAATTAGTTTCGTTTAATCAAGGTTTCCAAGATATAATGGTTGATGCGCTCGTTTTCCCAATCGAAACGGCATTAAAAGGAGTAAACGAATTGCTCAAATTAGCGGGTTTGTCAACGATAAATGTTAAGGGAATAGTTGGGGACATTAAAGGTTCAATAAAGGAAATAAACAAAGAAACAAACAACTTTGTCAAAGGATTAGAAGGCACTAATTTATCGGCTGGTTTGTTTAATTTAACCGCAGATTACGCCGCCGACCCGTTGTCGAAAATGATTTTTGACCCTGAAGCGGTTGCAGCCGAAGGGGACGCTTCAATTAAAGCAATGAAGATTGAACTTGCTAAAAGCAAAAACGAAGTTGACGGAGCAGAATTAGAAATACAAGGTATTAAAAAAGAGTCAGCAAAAAAACAAGCAAAAGACGCAAAAGAAGCAAATAATTCTTTAACTGAATATTACGATGCAATTGAAGCGGAACGACAAGCAAAAATAACGGACGCACGTGAAAAAGAATTGCAAGACGCGGCTAATAAATATGACGAGCTTACATTATTAGCGGATAAGGCGGGACAAAGTACGACACAAATAGACGAAAATTATAGAACTCAATTACACGAAATAAATAAAAAGTTTGACGATTTAGACAAAATAGCAAAAGACGAAAAAACGGCAAAAGATAAGGAGCGACTAGAAAAAGAAAAAACATTTTTAGAATCAATTACGCTAAGTGAAAACGAATTAAAATTAGCAAAACTTGAGGAACAATATTTAGCCGAAACACTTTTATACAAAGACAACGCAGAAATTTTAGCCGCTTTAGATAAAAAATATAAAAAAGATAAGGAAGCGTTAAACACCGAAACAAACGCTAAGATTGCAGCATCGGACAAGGAAGCAGCCGATAAAAAACAAGCGTTATTAAATTCTCAATTAGGAGCGGTTAAAGACGGATTAAGTGCAATTTCAAACATAGCCGAATTATTTGCGGGTAAAAGTAAAAAAAGCCAAAAACGAGCGTTTGACGTTCAAAAGGCAACGAACATAGCGACTGCAACAATTGATACTTTTATGAGTGCGCAAAGTGCTTATAAGTCGCTTATTGGCGTTCCCGTTGTTGGTCCAGTTATAGCACCTTTAGCGGCGGCGGGTGCAATAGCGGCGGGTTTAATAAATATTAAGAAAATCAAAGCAACACAATTTGAGGGTGGAACACCGCCAACGGATAATAGCGTTCCAACCGCTCCAACGGGTGGCGAACCACAAGCACCCCAATTTAACGTAGTTGGAAATAACGGAATGAATCAATTAGCGCAATTACAACAACAACCCGTTCAGGCGTACGTAGTAAGTTCCGAAATGACAAGCGCACAAGCTCTCGAAAGGAATAGAATAAATAATGCAACAATTTAAAAATACTTTAATTATAAAGATATGCGAATAGTAGAACTAATTATAGACGAACAGGACGAGCAAAGCGGAATCGACGCAATAAGCGTGGTTATGTCGCCAGCAATAGAATCTAATTTTATTCACTTGTCAAAACACGAAATCGAACTCAAAGAAGTTGACGCAGAAAAGCGTATATTAATGGGTGCGGCGTTAATACCGAACAAACAAATTTATCGTAAAAACGACAAGACAAAAGACGAATACTATATCTATTTTTCGGAAGCGACAATAAGAAAAGCAAGCGAATTGTTTTTAATGAACGCAAACCAAAATAATAGTACGTTAGAACATAGCCAAAAATTAAAAGGAATGTCGGTTGTTGAAAGTTGGATAGTTGAGGGCGAAAACGACAAATCTAAAAACTACGGGTTTAATTTTCCGAAAGGTACTTGGGTAATTTCTATGAAAGTAAACAACGACGAAATTTGGAATAAAGTAAAATTAGGCGAAGTAAAAGGATTCTCAATCGAGGGTTATTTTGCGGATAGATACGAAATGAGTATTGACGAAGACGAACTTTTAATTGAAAAAATAAAAGCAATAATCAAAAATGGCGAAGCAAACTAGCGTACAAAACCACTTGAGAAAACCAAAAATTAAGCGTTCAGAAGTACATTCAAAAACACGAAATAGCGGTTTAAAATCAAGCAAAAATTACAAAAAAAGCTACGCAAGACAAGGAAGATAACAAAAAACATAAATACGTTTTAAAGCGGTTTTAATGCGATTTAACGAACTTTAATACTTTAACGATAGATTATACCTAAAACTAAAGATAATGAAAAATCCAACAAACATAAAGGTTTCAGACGTAGCAAAAAAAGAAATTGAAAGACCCCGTTCAAGCCCAATTGGGGGTCGAAGGGGTTGTTTATGTAAGGACGGAAAGCGCTATTCTCGTAAGTGTTGCGACGGGTCTTTACAAGCACAAGGAATCGGAAACGTAAACTAATTTTACAACAAAAAATAAACAATTAAATTATATAACTATGAACACACTAAAAACCATTTACGACAAATTAGGCGACAAAACGGAGTTAGCAAAACACGAAGTTGAGTTGGGGTTGGCGCAAGATATTAAAAGCGCTATTGATGCAACTTTACTTTTTAAAGATAAAAGAAGTTCGGCTTGGAATAAAGCAAGTACACCTTTAATTGGTTTGTATGATATTTTAAGATTAGAATATCAATCGGCTTTAACTGCATCAAAAGGAATTATTGATTTAAAAGAAAAAACCAAAACTTTAGGTATTGATATTCCGCCAAAAATGTTGGAAAACGAAAAGGTAATTAATGAAATTTTAAAAACATCAAAATCAAAAGTTGAACAATTAAATAAAATAATAAATTCAATACCAAATTTAGTACTATGAAAACAAGCGTAATTAATCAAATCAAAACTTTACTTGGAATGGACGTAAAGTTAGAACAAAGAAAAATGGCGGACGGCGTTACACTAATCGAAGCGGACGCATTCGAAATGGATAACGAAGTTTTTGTTATTACCGAAGACGAGCAAAAAATACCTGTTCCAATCGGAGAATACGAAATGGAAGACGGAATGATTTTAGTTGTTGTTGAAGAGGGTTTAATTGCTGATTATAAAGAAAAAGCAACCGAAGAAGAAGAAGCACCAGTTGCCGAAGAAGAAGTTGTTGAAGAAGAAGTTGAAGCAAAAAACGAAAACATAGCACCTAAGAAAACAATTGAAAGCGTAGTTAAAGAAACTTTCTTTTCCGAAATGGAAGCGCTTATAAACGAAAATACGGAGTTAAAAGCTAAATTGGAATTGTTAACCAAAGTTGACGCAGTCGCTAAAGATACGACCGAACTTTCGGATATTAAGCCAATTAGTTTTAATCCTGAGAATACAAAAGAAATTGAATTCCACAAAATCGGTTCTAAAAGACCACGTAATACAATGGATTCTATATTAGATAAAATTAAATAATATTAACAATTAAAAATTAAAAAGAAATGCCTACACAACCAGTTATTACTACAACTTACGCGGGTCAATTCGCGGGTAAGTACATTAGTGCCGCTTTATTAAGCGCACCAACAATCGAAAATGGCGGGGTAACCGTTATGCCGAACATCAAATTTAAGTCAGTTATTCAACGTTTAGAAACTGCGAGCGTTTTAGAAGATGCGTCTTGTGATTTCCAAACAAACTCAACCGTTGATTTAACCGAGAGAATTTTAGAAGTTAAAGACCTACAAGTAAATATGCAACTTTGTAAGTCACAATTTCACAACACTTGGCAAGGAATTGAGCAAGGTTTTTCGTCTTTTGACACTTTGCCTAAATCTTTTGCTGATTACCTTATTGCACACGTAGCGACTCAAGTTGCTTCCGCTAACGAAGTTTCTTTATGGCAAGGTTCAAGTGCAGTTTCTGGAGAATTTGACGGATTGTTTACAACCGCACAAGCAGACCCTTTATTGCCAATTGCTCAAAATATCGCGGGTGGCTCAATCAATCCTGGTAACGTAATAGCCGCTATGCAATCAGTTGACAATGCTATTCCTGCAACACTTTACGGAAAATCAGATTTAAAGATATATGTTTCTCAAAACGTAGCAAAAGCATACGTTGCCGCTTTAGGTGGTTTCTCGGTTTTGGCTACGTCAAATTCGGGTGTTAACGCACAAGGAACTCAATGGTATACTAACGGAGCTTTATCGTTTAACGGAACGCCAATATTTATGGCTAACGGATTGCCTAACAATTCAATGATGGCTACAACAACGTCTAACCTTTACTTTGGTTGTTCACTTTTGAGCGACACTCAAGAAGTACGTGTTATTGATATGTCGGATATTGACGGAAGTCAAAACGTTCGTGTAATTATGAGAATGGCTGCGGGAGCAACTTACGGAGTTATCGAAGACATCGTAGTTTACGGATAAATCATTTAACGGGGTGGGCAACCGCCCCTTATTATAAACAATACTAAAAAAAAAAACTATGAGTTGTGATATTACACACGGAAGGTTGGAGCAATGCAAGGATATAGTAGGAGGATTGCAAGCAATTTATGTCCTCAACTTTGGCGAATTTGACCCAACAACGGACGTTACCTATACAGCAGGAACGGACGAAATTTCCGCTATTGCTTTAACTACTGCTGGAACACCAATTTACAAATTTGAGTTAAAAGGTACAAACTCTTTTGAAACAACAATTACAAGTTCACGTGAAAACGGAACTACATTCTTTGAGCAAGTTTTGGCTATTACATTAAAGAAACAAGACGTTCAAACGCACAAAGAAGTTAAGTTACTTACTTATGGAAGACCAAACATTATTGTACGTACAAACGCAAATCAATACTTTATTGCGGGACTTGAAAGAGGTATGGACGTAACGGCTGGGACTATCGGAAATGGTACAAACTTGGGTGATATGTCAGGTTATTCCTTGACTTTTACTGGGCAAGAGGCTGTTCCCGCCAATTTCCTAGATTGTACTACCGAAGCTGGTTTAGCAACTTTGTTGAATAACGCGGTTATTACGGTATAAAAGACGTTTTATTGGTTAAAACTAAAAGGGGGTTGCATTCGTGTAACCCTTTTTTTATGAAACAAAA